TTCGTGATACTCGCGTCGATACCGGACGGCTTAGAGGTAACTGGCAAACATCAACCGGAGAGCCTAAATTTACTACCACACTAAGGCGCGATACCACCGGTTCAAAGGCAATGCAAGAGGCAATTAAGAATATTACTGCGTACGGCACTGACTACATGACAAATAATCTTGCGTATGCAGTTGTTTGGGAAGAGCGGGACGGGATGGTCGCAAAGAACATTGCCAGGATTGAACGAACTATAAAAGAGGAAGTTGCAAGTGCTTAAAGTTGATCAGGGATTGACAAACCTTTTTATTACTTCATCATTCGGTTTGCCTATTGCCCATGAGAATGCAAAATACACTCCGGTGCTCGGTACGGCATACGCTGAAATATATACCATACCGAACGATCAGACCGCACTATCAACAGACACCGATCAGACAGACGGAATATTTCGTATCATTCTACGGTATCCGCTGCAGTCGGGAGCGATAGCCGCCAAGACAATGGCCGATACAATATTTGCAGCATTCAAAGTAAATTCGTATTTTTATTACAATAATCAGAAAATTGAGATAACCGGTTTTTCACGCGATACTGGGTATCACGAAACGGGATGGTATAAACTGGTGTTATCTATTCGATACAACGCTTTTATCAGGAGGTAATAATGTCTATTGGAGATGATGCGAATACCACTGCCGGCTCGATACTTTACGTATCAACAAATCTTCCCGCAACTGATACTCTTGCGGGTTTTCAGGCGGTAGCAGGGTACACTAAGGTTGGCGACATATCAGATTTGGGAGAATTGCCAATTGTTTACACTGCCGTTCCACACGAAAACATTGAGGAGCGGGTAACAAAAACCCTCAAGGGCGGAAAAGAACCTCAATCTACAACCATTCAACTTTCCCGCGTTGTGACCGACGCCGGACAGGTTGTTTTATCAACGTATGCCGACAGTGCAACGTATCGTGATTCTGAGCTTACTGTAAAGATTGTACACAAAGACGGCACAGTATTTTATGGAACCGCCCTGGTGATGTCGTTTAATACAACCTTTGGGCCGATGAATACCGTTACCGCCCGAACAGTAGTTTTTACGTTCAATTCAAATACCTGGGAAGATGTTACAACCCACTGGACAATCACGTATGCAGCCGGTGCAGGCGGTCGGGTTATTGGCGCAACGACTCAGGTGATTGCTGATGGTGAAGATGGTGAATATGTTATTGCGCTCCCTGATGCACTATACGAATTCGTCGAATGGACTGAAGATAGCGGTGCAGTTGCAGAAAGATACGAGTCTGCGGTTGCTGCTAATGCAACATATACGGCAACATTCACCTTAATTTCATAACCAATAAACAATACGGGGTATTGTAAAATGGAGTTTACAAAGTTAAACGCGGTAGAGCACGGGAACAATGGTTCGACTATATCAAATATTGTCGGACCAGACGGCAGTATCCTTGAGGGAGTTACTGTAACCTTGCTTAGTTTTAATTCTGATGTCGCCAGAGCTTGCGATAAAGTGGCGCGAAAAAATCAATCATTGGCGAAAGTCGTTACTGATGATATGAGGCAGAAGGCACTTGAAAGTAAGCTGGCATCTTGCACTACTGGCTGGACTGGAATTGATGTTGATGGAAAACCTCTTGAGTGTACAAAAGAGAATGCTCTTAAAATGTATTCGACCGATGGGTACGATTGGTTCACCCTTCAACTGATAAAATATGCGAGTGATGATGCTAATTTTTTCTTGAAAGCGGACAAGAATTAGAGGTTTTTGTTCGCTTTCAGGCATGGCTCGATGCAACACAGTACGATACTAAAGGAAACAAGCATAGACCACGAAGAGAATTGTACAATGGTGAGTTTCCAGAAGTCGGGCCACTTGGGTATATTTGGGATTATATAACAGAAGCTGGGCTTCTAACTTCGTGGCAGGAAATAAAGGCGTGGTCAGAACTTACCGATAATTACCTTGAAACTTGGGAGGCTTCTTTGATCTGGAAAATATCTACAGCCTACCTAAATCAGTTTCAAAAATCATCAGATACTGAGTGCCCGTGTCCGTTTTCACCGGTTGTTGTCGGCGATTCAGTATCAGTCGATAGTAAAATCAAATCGATAATGAGAGCAAAGAAAAAATGAGTGCGAACGTTGATTTTGCCTCTTTAGTTGTAAAGGCCAATTCCTCTGAGCTTAAACTGTTGCGTAATGTTTTGCGCGAGGTTGATGGACAGGCAACAAAGACAGAGAAGTCTACCAATGTACTATCAGGTGCCTTTTCAAAACTTGCTGTAGTTGCCGGAGGGTATCTTACACTGAGAAAAAGTGTTGAGGTATTCAAGGACATGACACGCGCCGGGTCTGATCTTTACGAGACTATCAATAAGGGGTCTGTTGTTTTAGGTGACTCGTTCGCCAGGGTTGAACAATTTGCTGATGGTGCTGCAAAGGCACTCGGTCAATCTAAAAAAGAAGCGATTGACGCCGCTTCAACCTTCGGCATTTTTGGAAAATCGGCAGGGCTTACCGGTGACAACCTCGCTGATTTTTCAATTCAGTTTACTCAACTTGCTTCTGATTTTGCTTCATTTTATAATACCTCCCCCGAAGATGCAATAATCGCCATAGGGGCAGCAATGCGCGGGGAGCAGGAGCCTATACGACGGTATGGTATATTGCTCGATGAGACTACCTTAAGACAGGCAGCACTTGAGAAGGGTATAGTATCAACTGTTAAGACGGCGCTGACTCCTCAACAGAGAGTTCTTGCCGCTGGTGCAGAGATTATGAAGCAATCCTCCGATGCTCAAGGAGATTTTGCCCGTACTTCTGACGGCTTGGCAAATAAGCAGCGCATTCTTACTGCAGAGATGGAGAACACCAAAGCGGTTATCGGTGAGCAGCTTATTCCTATAATGGAGCAATTCTATGAACTTACTTCAAAAATAGTCGGGAATAAATCACTGATAAGCTTTTTTGGAAATCTTGCAAAGGGTGTATCGGTTGAGCTTGATTTGCTTAGTGGTAAGTCAATCGATTTTATTAAAACCGAAAGAGGTATAGGTGACGCTTTGAAAAAAGGCGGGAAAGAGGGTATAAATGATTTAATAACACAGGTTGAATACCTTAAAATAAAATGGAAAGAGCAGAATGAAGTAACAGAAAAGTTCAAGGAAAAACTTGACTATATAAATACTCATACTGGCAATGCAGATCCCAAGGCTTTTGTTAAAAGGTGGGAAAAAGAACGCGATGCATTAAACGCACTTGAAGAGCAAATAGGTATTACACAGATGGCTCTTGACAAGCTGGCTAATCCTCCATCAGAAAAGAAAACTACTGACGGAAAACCAGCAAAAACCGAAGATACCTCATGGGCTGAATTTGGAAAGGTTCTCGAAGCAACATCAAAACTTAACGATCAGAAATTTGAATTACTCCAAAAATTTAAAGATGATGAGTCAGCCTTAGAGGAACAATCCCTTGAAGAAGCAGTTGCTCGCGGTGTTGTCTATCAGCAGTTTCTCAAAGATGCAAAAATAGCAGAACTGCAAAACATTGAGGATGATAACGAAAGAGAACTTGCTTTACATAAAAATAAGTTCGATGAACTTACTGCGCTCTATGATGAGGGTTCAAAAGAACGACTTGTTATAGATCGTATTGAAAAGGCTGAAAGAGATAAGATTGATAAATCACAAGCTGAGTCAAAATTAAGGAACGATAAATCCACCCTGAAATCTGCACAATACACGTTTGATGCTATAATGGATGCTACTTATGCTTTTGGGGGAGAGCAAACATCTTTTTACAAAGCAATGTTTGTGATGAAAAAGAGTATTGCTCTCGCTGAATCTATTATGGCAATTGCTACCGGTTTGGCTGAATCGTCTAAAGCTGGATGGCCTCAGAACCTTATTACAATGGCCGGACACATAGCTACAACCGCAGGAATTATCGGTGAGATTGCATCGGTTTCGTTTTCTGGAGCCAAAGATAAGGTGGAACAATACCTGCGGGAACATGGGGCATAGCCGGTGAATATGGACCTGAGATAATTAATGGTCCGGCACACGTTACCAGCAGAAAAGACACTGCAAATTTACTTAATGGCAACACAACTTCAAGTAATAACAGACCAGTTGAATTTCATACCCATGTAACCGTGACAGGTAATTTTATCGGAAACAATGCAGCTATGCGCGACCTTGCAAAAGAAATTAATGTACACAATAGAAAAGAATTCGAGAGAATAGGGGCGGTAATGTAATGGCTTACAAGGCTGGAGATATAACACTTTATCCTACCGGAAGCGCGGAAACATTACTTTCTTCTTACGGTAGACAAGTAAAAAAATCGTGGAAGGAAGAGGGTAGGTCTGAAAGGACTCTCGGAGGACCGTTAAAAACAGATATTACCTCAAGGAAATACAAATTTGAAATACCTTACGAACTTATTGACCCGACATCGTTTAATGCTCTTATTGCACTTTATGCCCTCAGTGTTCCATTGAATCTTAAACTTTACGACTCTCCGAGTACTTGGTTTTTAAATTTCAGTTCAGCAATTCCACAAGTTAAAATGGAACCCATCGGTGATACAAGATTTATTAATCTTTATTCAAAAAGCGTAAGCCTTGTATTGTTGGAGATATAGATGATAACTGCCCCAAGTGCAGCGTTTACCACGGCGACTACCGCACCGATTCGCTTTCCTGTAGTTATGGTAGATGCACTATGGACCGATCCCTTTGTTAACTCTGGAAATACCGTAACTTCAGACGATACAAATAATTTTTGTGATCTTAGTTCAAACGTTGTCGATGATTTAAACCTGCACATAGTAGACACAAAGCTTTCGACTCCCCACAAATACGTTATCAATGACGGCACTTGGATAAACGACGGGACATTTTACCCGGTACCAGGCACGGTCGAAGAGGCTGCATACAATGAAGTCGGATGGTATACCGACGACGTATCCGATGGAAGCGGATATTTTGAAAATCATCCATCCGTAACGGTGACATTTGCAGAAGAGAGAAGTATAAAAGAAATTATAGTATGCGGTGAACCTACTCTCGGAGAATAC